GAAAGCGCGGCAGTTAGGGTTTTCATGGATCATGATGCACATTGCGGCGCACCAGATCCTCTGCACGAAAGGCGCTACCGCCATCGGCTTATCCAAGACAGAGGAGGAGGCCAAGGAGCTTGTCAGGCGTCTGGGCGTCATCCTGACATGGATGCCGGAGCTGATTGCGGAGAAGGACCATATCCCCACAGGCTGGGACGGGCCGGTGTTCCGTCAGACGGCACTTGAGATCAGGATCACGTTTCCTGACAGAACGGAGAGCGTATTCAAGGCATTCCCGTCTTCACCGGGGGCAGGGCGTTCGTTTACGGCGAACCTGATCGTTTTTGATGAATGGGCATTCCAGCAGTTTGCACGGGAGATCTGGAAAGCAGGTTTCCCGACGATCAACCGCCCGTGCGGCGGCAGGGTCATAGGGCTGTCCACGATCGAAAGGGGATCGCTGTTTGAGGAGATCTTCACGGATCCCGACAACGGGTTCAATAAGATTTTTATTCCGTGGTATGCGGACCCGAGGCGTGACGATGAGTGGTACCGGAACACGAAACGCGCGCTGGGCGACCTGATCACGGAAGAGTACCCGGCGACGGTGGAGGAGGCGCTGATGGTGCCGGGCGGCGCTTATTTCCCGGAGGTGAAGCGGCAGACGCATGAGACGGATGTGCCGCTGGCGGGGAAGCTCCGGCGGTATGTGACGATCGACTACGGGCTTGACATGCTGGCAGCGCACTGGATCTGGGTTGATGTGCTGGGGAATGCACAGGTTTACCGGGAATATGACAGCTCCGACCTGACAGTGTCGCAGGCAGCGGAGGTGCTGCTCAGCATTACGTCAGACGAATACATAGACCTGTGGCTGGCGCCGCCGGACTTATGGAACAGGCGGCAGGAGACCGGTAAATCGGTGGCACAGATATTCGAGGAGCACGGCATACGGCTGACGAAGACGTCGAACAACCTGTTTGACGGGTGCGTGGGCATGAAGGAGTGGCTCCGGGTCCCGGTCAACGAGTTCGGTGAACAGACGGGTGCACCGGCGCTGACATTCCTGAAGGACTGTGCGCCGAACCTGATCCGCTGCCTGCAGAAGATCCAGAAGGATAAGAACAAGCCGAATGTATATGCCAAGACGCCGCATGACCTGACCCATGCGCCGGATTCGCTGAGATGTTTCTGCGTATGGTGGGTCAGGGCTCCGAAAGCGGACAAAAAGAAGCAAAAGAAGAAATGGCGCAGCGACCTGATAGAGGATTATAAGAATGCCAGCAGGGAAGTAAAGGCTCTGATGGTCAAAGAACTTGGAGAACCGCAGTTATGAGATGGTGGAAGAGGAAGCTAAGGGACATGAAAGAACCGGAAATCAGCAGGAAACTGAAAAAGTGGCAGGGAAAATATGAGAAGGCAAAGAGCCAGTACGCGGAAGAACTCAGCCTGATGGAGAATTATGAGAAGTATTATAACGGTGACCGGCACGTCAAGGGAAACCCGAACAGTACTGTGGCAGCGTCAAAACTTGCCATCAATGTCAGGAACATCGTGTATGAGTTGATCGAGTCGCAGGTGGATTCGTCTCTGCCCATGCCGAAGGTTTCAGCAATACACGCGGAGGACATGGATCAGGCGAAGATCATTGAAGAATTTCTGAAAAATGAAATGAAGACGCTCCGGTTTAAGGCGATCAATGACGCGCAGGAGAGGACGACGCCTGTTCAGGGCGGGGATTTCGTGCTTGTGGAATGGGATAACAGCAAAGGGTATCACTGCACGCTGGGGGATCTGGCCGTGTCGGAGGTGCATCCGAGGCAGGTGATCCCGCAGCCGGGCGTGACAGAGATCGGGAAGATGGATTATATCTTCATTCGGACGAGCCAGACCAAGGAATATGTCAAACAAAGGTATGGTGTGGACGTGTCAGACGAGGAGGAGACAGATGCGGAACTGCGCGAAGGCGTCAGCACGGATGACATTGTCACGGTCGTGACAGTTTATTATAAAAACGAGCAGGGTGGAATCGGTCTGTACAGGTGGTGCGGCGACGTGGAACTGGAGGATCTGCCGGACTATCAGGCAAGGCAGCTTGAGGTTTGCGGGAAATGCGGCACACCGAAGACAGATGATATCTGTCCGGTATGCGGCGGCAGGAAGTTTGTGAAAGAGAAGCAGGAGACAGAGACGCTGCAGGTCATGCAGGATGCAGGCATGGACCCTGTGACGGGGCAGATCATGCAGCAGCCGGTCACGGTGGGGGTTCCGTACTATACCCCGAACAGGTTTCCGCTGGTGCTGCGGAAAAATATCTCAAGGGACAGGTATCTTCTGGGGTATTCCGACGTGGGCGTTATCGAGGACCAGCAGGACACGATCAAGAAGCTGGGAAGCAAGATAAACGAGAAACTGCTGAAAGGCGGTTCCTATGTGACGTTGCCGGACGGGCTGGGGATCGACACGACGGATGATGAGCTTAAGATCATCCGGATCGAGACACCAAACCAGATGCAGATGATTCAGGCGATCACGGTGCAGGCGGACACATCACAGGATCGTGTCGTGCTGGAGACCAATTACAACTGGGCGAAATCGGCGCTTGGCATTACGGATTCTTTTCAGGGAAAATATGATTCTTCGGCAACGTCCGGGACGGCAAAGCAGTATTCCATCAACCAGGCGGCCGGACGATTGGAATCAAAGCGTGTCATGAAGAATCTGGCATATGCAGAACTGTATGAGACGATGTTCAAATTTGCACTTGCCTACGCAGATCAGAAGATCCCGATCAGTATGCAGGGTAAGGACGGGGAGCAGGCGTTTACGCATTTCGACCGGAGAGATTTCCTCAAGATGGACGATGCAGGGGAATGGTACTGGAATGATGAGTTTATCTTTGATACGGACCCGACTTCCACGCTGTTGACCAACAGGGAGGCTATGTGGAATCAGGCGGATATGAAGCTGCAGTCCGGGGCATTCGGTCCGATCGGCGATCTGGAGACCAATTATCTGTACTGGCTGGAACAGGAGCGCAACGGTTATCCGAACGCGGGGGAAATCAAGAAAGTGATAGAGGACAGACTGACGGAGCAGAAGCAGCAGGCACAAATGCTGCAGCAGATGCAGGGAGGTGGACAGAATGAAATGCCCGTTATGTGATACGGAGATGATTATTTCCGGAAGCGGCTATGTGACGAGGGGCGGAAAATTTTACAGGAAAGTATCCCTTGACTGCAGGAACCGTAACTGCGGCAACTATAAGAAAACCGTGAAGGAAGAGCTGACGGAATTGTCCGTCACGAACGAAGAGGCAGAAGGCGGGGAATAATCCCGTATTCTATAAATTTCGCATCCAAAAGCGTAAAAATGGGGAGAGGACACAGAACATGAAAAAAGATAGCTTACTGAAAATGAACCTGCAGTTTTTTGCAGAGGGCGATAATGACCCTGACAGCGTAAACAATCCGGAGGCCGCTGACCCGGACGCAACTGATACTGAGGGATATGACGATCCGGGGGATGAGGAAGACGGATCAGGCGCAGAGCCTGCAGAACCGCAGCCTGTGGACGTCAACGCTATTGCGGCAGCGGCCAGACGCGAGGCCGAGGCAAACGCAAGGCGGCAGATGGAGGCTATCGACGCTGATTTCGCAAGGAGATTCGGTAACTTCACCAATCCGGTCACAGGGCAGCCGATCCGGTCAAGGGCGGATTATCTTGCAGCGTTGGATGCACAGGAGAAGTTACAGGCGGAGCAGCAGCTTAAGAACAGCGGGATAGATCCGGCGGTTCTTGACAGTCTCATTCAGAACAATCCGGTGATCCGTGAGGCGCAGCAGGTGATCCAGCAGAGCAGGCAGCAGGAGACAACGAATGCCATTCTGGCTGATGTGGCGGAGCTTGCGCAGATGGACAGTTCGATCAGGACGCTGGCAGACGTGCCGCAGGAAGTGATCGAAAAGTGTATGTCTCTGCCGGGACTCAGACTGACGGACGCTTACAGACTGGTCAATTATGGAAAAGTAAGTGCTTCCAAGGAGGCAGCCATCAATCAGGCGGCTATCAATCAGGTTAAGGGAAAGCAGCATATGGCGCCCATGGACGGGGTCAGCACGCCTGACGGTCAGGTGGACATTCCGCAGAATCTTGTGGGTATGTGGAAGGACATGTTCCCGGATAAATCCATGAAGGAGATTAAGGAACTTTATAACAAGGCACTTTAAAGGAGGTTAATCCAGAATGTTTGAATATGTGAAAAATGATACGGGCGGTGGTTTTCCCGTGACGAAGGAACTGAAAGCGACCGAGGGGAGTTATGAAGTCGGTGACGCGCTGGCGCTTGACGCGGAGACAGGTCTGCTAAAAATTGCTGCCGGCACGGTGAAGCCGCAGTATATCAGCGCGGCAAAGAAGACAGTGACAGCAGAGGATGCGATTCTTGCGGTGAACCCGGTATATGAGGGGCAGGAATGGAAAGCAAAGTTTTCGGTGGACGGATCTGCCGTCAAAGTCGGCAGTAAAGTTACGATCGACACGACGGGAAGGCAGGTTACGGCCACGACGACGGGCGGGGTATTCCTCGTGACAGAAAACCTCGGCACGGAAGCCGTCGGCAAATTTATGTAGGGAGGAAATGAGATATGGCGATAACGATTTCAAAAAGCAGTGCATTGAACGATGATCTCTGGAAGCCTACGGGTCAGGTGATCAACGCGGTAATGCAGGATGCGGATAACGAGAAAACGGAGCACGATAAACTGGTAAAGGACATCGCGGTTGAAAAGAAATCCAAGAAGTACGCGGAGAAGCAGACAGGCATGACTTCCCTGTCTTCTTTCGATGTAGTACCGGAAGGTGATAATGCGCCGACCGATGATATGCAGGAGACGATGCC